GTCACCCTTGGCACGATCGATTGCACCGGCGGATGGGACAGTCCCAGAGATAAAATCATCGACTTGAACCTTGGCTCCGTTGCTCAAGGTGAAGTCTTTGATATTCAGTTCTTGCATTAAGTCAGGCAAGTCCTGTTCGGCCAACTTTTGGAGATCCTGCTTCCGTTGCTTCAACAGTTCCTCGGTGCGGTTGATCTCGTCTTGAAGATCTAGCATTCGAGAAGCCATGTCAGCGATTGCACCAATTTCATTGTCGGACGATGGTGCGACGTCCTCAAGCAGATCGATTTTCATTTTCTACCTTTCTGATTTCGAGTGAGACGGGCATGTACCAGCCCTTCCGCCGGTCACGCTCGCCCTCTTCCATATTCCGCTCCCAACGCAGGACGCGGACAGCTGGCGACTTCTCACTGGCGATGGCCACCACGACCATCACAGCAATCGGATCGCCACCTCCCGGCCAGAGGATGTAGTCCTCTTCCGAAAAGTCTTTCATGATGCGTCTTGCCTTTTGAATGCTCGGGCCGGGCACAAACTGTGGCTTGTCGTTTGGCTCGAAAACAATCTCAAGCGCGCCGTAGCGAGACGCATCGCTTAGGTCTGGTGTCCAACCAAATTTGTTCTTGGTCGGTCGGTTGACAACGTAAACTTTTGGCATCGACTTTCTGTCCTTTCTAAAGCGGAAGAGGAGTATGCCCGAACCCGGAAAGGTATGTAAGGAAAAAATCCGAGGAAAAAAAATAAAATAAAAAAGACGATATTGGCGGTAACGCGGTAACGGTCGCTCGCAATCCCTTGTCTCGTAAGGCGTTGAGGGCGATACCGGAAAAAAAGTCTGGCGGTAATGTAACCCGGACACTGGGTTTAGTCATTGATATCATTGACTTTTTTGGGGGTGGACTTTGCCTCTTATAAAGTTGATAATTCTTTCTCCAGCGAAGTTGCTGGGTTCAGAAAGGAATTAAGCAGATGACCAACCAAACCTCAGTATTTTACGACCCGAGCGACGACGCCCCCGAGTGGCACGATGACGCTTTCGCCCAGGCCGAAGCCGCCTACAACGAGCGCACCGGCAGCAAGGGCATCTGGGTTGCCGAAGATTACCAGTGGCCTCCTGGCAACGCCTCCATCGTGCCGAAGCCCAAAGAGGTGACCTACATCCTGACCGCCGAGATCGCATCGATGGACGCCGACGATGGCAACCACGGTCGCACGATCATCGGTACGTTCACCGACAAGCTGGATGCGACCCGCGCCTACAACCGCGCGATCCAAGACGGCGCAGCGAACGTCGACGTTCGCGAAGAGGTGTCGTCATGAGCGGCTTCACAAAAGGAATTAAGCAGATGACTAAAGAATACCAACTAACAGAAAACGAACTGCGTGCAGCTTTCGTGCTGGTCGGATGGTGCTTGAAAAACATGGGCGGCAAACGACCGGCTGATTTGGACGACGACCCCTTCACATGGGCTTATCCTGACACCCTGATTGAAGCTGGCTGGAGCAAAGAGGCTGCGGCTGGGACGTGGGGTGCCTTACTCGATAAAGGTGTCGTTGCATTTTATGATCGCAACGCCGGGGGTTGGGACGAGTTCTGTGTGTGCGACCCTTTTTGGCAGTGGCTCGATACGGTCTGGGACGAGAAGGGAGGTGCAGCGCTGGGCGAGAAATTATCCAGGCACCGCTCCGCCGCCGCATTGTCCTTGCGCGATGTTGAAAAACAAACAGGCATCTCCAAGGCGAACCTGTCGAAGCTGGAGCGAGGTATCCACAAAAACCCCACGCTCGACACACTGACCGTGCTGGCTGGTTGCTACGGCGTGACGGTCGGCGCTTTGATTGGGGAGGCCAACCGATGACCGGCACAACCGATGGCACTGGTAGCGGCATGACCCACGAACAGATGGAGCGAGACGCACGCAAAGTGATCTTTGCACAAGGGGTGGCCAGTGCCAGGGGTGTTGGAAATCCAGCGATTGAACGGGCCATTCCACAAGCCCGCAACGTCCTGTCTCTCTTAGAGGAAGTGGAGCGGATACGGGACGCAGCAACGACATCCGTAACCATTGCCGGTCATGCACGGCGCGCAATCAGTAGCGGGCAAATCCACGACAAAGAAGTCGGCAGGAAGGTTGAGCTAATTGAAACCACGTTGTTCGCGGCCCTTGAGGGGTCCAGCCAGTGACCATGACTGACCCGACCGGCACACCCGAAGAGCGCGATTTGGCGTTCTGCGCGCGGGCGGCAAAACTCCGGTGCAAGATTCGCAACGGGCACCTGTGTTGGGGGCCGGTCTGCAACTGCTTCGACAAGATTACGAGGAAGTGTTGGGACATAGCGGCCAAAAATCACGTTCTGTCGTCGCTGCCTGACTACGACCCAATCATTACCGTAAATGGATGGTAGGAGGACACCCGATGACCGGCACACTTGATGAACTGGTGGAGAGCGTTCGAGTGGCACTGTGTTGCTCACTCGGATGCCAGTCGCCATACCCGGCCCTATGCGCTCGGGCTGGCGAATTGAACGCCCGCGCCGCCATCGTGGCGACTCTGAAAGGGGTTAGGGAAACGATGGGAGGCATTGAGGTTTCAGTGTTTAGCGGCGTGCTTTGCAAGGACGACATTGACGCCCTGATAGCCAAGTACGATTTGAGCCGGAGAGTGATATCTGAATTGGAGGCCCACAGATGACTGACACCCCACGGCTCGTCGGGGTTTCTTTTTGCCTCGCAAAGGGGCATAGTTATTTTTCAGCCGACCCCTGCAAACAGGTCAAAACAATTGGAAAATCAAAACCAGACCCCGAAAAGAGGCCGCCCCAGGAAACACCCGGCAAAAGTTGACCATGGTGTTGTTGTCAAAAGACCAGTGAAGTCTGGGCCACCCATCAACCCCGATGCCATGTCTCGTTTGAAAGATGAGCCTGAGGGATGGGATGGCCGGTTCAAATCTGTCGAGCCACTCAAGACAAAGAAGCCAGCACGCAAAAATAATTACAAGTGGAACCACCCGGCCACGATCAACTGGATCATGGGTCAGGCTGACCCTGTCGGGTTCCTCGCTGCAGTGATGGCTGGCAAGGAGATCTTTCCCGTCTACACAAAAGATGCGGACGGCTTGGCGTCGGCGGCTGGCAACATCTCCGCAGACCCAGAGCTGCGTGTCATGGCGGCCAAGACCCTGCTGGGCAAGTGCATTCCGGATCTCAAGGCAGTCGAGATCAAAGCCCAAATTGAAGAGAGAAAGGTGCTGGATATCAGCAAACTGAATGACGATGATCTCACAACAATTGAACGGGTACTTGAGCACGCTGTCATTGACGCAAGTGAGAGCGGAGAAGATGAAGAGGTCTTTGAAGGAGTTTACCAAGAGTTGCTGGCCGACGATTGAGCCAGGACGACCCTTCCACGACAACTGGCACATCGATGCCATCTCCGAACATCTTCAGGCTGTTGTTGAAGGTGACATCCGCCGGTTGATCATCAACATCCCGCCACGCCACATGAAGTCCCTCTCTGTTGCGGTTGCCCTGCCTGCCTGGACTTGGACGATCCAGCCAGAGAAACGATTTCTCTTTGCCTCTTACGCCTCGTCCCTGTCCATCCGGGACTCGGTCAAGTGTCGCCGCCTGATCTCCAGCCCCTGGTATCGTGAGCACTTCGGCGAGGGCTTTGTCCTGACTGGCGACCAGAACCAGAAGCAGCGGTTCGAGAATGACAAGACCGGCCAGCGGATCGCGACCTCAGTTGACGGCGCACTGACTGGGGAAGGCGGCGACATAATTGTCATTGATGACCCGCACAACGTCCGAGAGGCAGAGTCTTCCACTGTTCGTGAAGGTGTGCTGGAGTGGTGGGACCAAGCCATGCAGTCTCGCCTCAATGACCCGAAGACCGGCGCATTCATCATCATCATGCAGCGGGTTCACGAGAATGATCTGACCGGGCACATAATCGAGAACCACTTTGAGCAGTGGGATCACCTGTGCCTCCCGGCGAGGTACGAGGTTGGCCACCCGACTATGACCACCTCCTCTCTAGGCTTCACAGACCCGAGGACAGAAGACGGCGAGCTTCTGTGGCCAGACCGGATTGACGAGCCAACTCTAAACAATCTTGAGAAGTCACTAGGCTCTTACGCCGCAGCCGGTCAACTTCAGCAGCGACCGATGCCCAGGGGTGGCGGGATCTTGAAGGCCGAGTGGTGGGTGCCCTGGGAGAAGGAAACCCTGCCAGACATCGAGTATGTCATTCAGTCCTGGGACACGGCATTCAGCACAAAAGAGAAGTCGTCTTACTCTGCTCGCACCACATGGGGTGTCTTTCGTAGGAACGGCCAAGTCAACGCGATCGTGCTTGACATGTGGTACGACCGAGTGTCCTACCCGGAGCTTCGCAAGATTGCCCAGGAGTCTTACCATGAGTTTGAGCCGGACGCGGTCCTCATAGAGAAGAAGGCGTCGGGCCAGAGCCTGATCCAAGATCTGCGCATGGCTGGCGTCCCGGTGCTGGAATACTCCCCAGATCGAGACAAGGAGGCTCGCGCTCACGCCAGCAGTGCGATACTTGAGGACGGAAGAATATGGTTCCCCTCTGGAAAGAATTGGAGTAAGAATTTAATAGATATCTGTGCCGCATTCCCGGCTGGTGACAATGATGACATCGTTGACACATGCACACAGGCTTGGTTGCGGCTTCGCAAGGGTTGGTTTGTCACGCATTCGAAAGACTACGAAGATGATGACGAAGAACCAGTTACAAGGATGAGCTTGTATGGCTAGACAGCCACAGACCCTCAATACCGGCGACTTCCCATCAGTGACTGACCCTGTGCCGTTTGCCGATGGCACTCCTACTGATGACTTGCAGATTGAACAATTAGAAAATGACGAAGTCTTGATTGGCGATCCCGATCTTGATCTTGTCCCAGAGATTGACACAGAGTTCGACTCTAATCTCGCTGAAGAACTTCCAGACACCCAACTTTCATCTTTAGCTGCTCGGCTCGTCTCATACTACGAGTCCGATCGCTCGGCTCGTTCCCAGTGGGAGCAGCGTTACAAGGACGGCCTAAAGACCCTAGATCCTGAAGGTGGAATGCAGGAGGGAGATGACAACCGCGCAACTCGTGGCCTGAGTGTCGTCGTTCACCCGCTCATCGCCGAGGCTGCCACACAGTTCAATGCACGGGCGATCGCCGAGCTTTATCCCGCCGGTGGCCCGGTGAAGACTACGATCATCGGTCAGCCGGACGAAGAGACTGAAGACCAAGCTCGCCGTGTCCGTGAATTCATGAACTACCAGATCACACAGGAGATGCCCGAGTATTTCCCCGATCTGGATCAGATGCTGTTCCACCTGCCCCTGGTTGGCCAAACTTTTAAGAAAGTCTGGTGGGACGTAAACCTTGACAGGCAGTGCTCGCAGTTCGTGAAGGCAGAAGACTTTATTGTCGCGCCTGAGAGCAAGGATCTCCAGACATCGCCCCGGTACACTCAACTGATCCGAATGCCGAAGAATGAGTATGACCGTTACGTTGATGCCGGTTGGTATCTCCCAGTCAAATTCACGGGTGACGGTGGCGACCCGTCTGGCGATACGATCGGCGAGATCGAGGGCGTAGACACTCGGGGCGATGACGCAGAAGACGACATCGTTACGTTGCTTGAGATGCACGTCTACGAGGACATCGAGGACGATGATGTCCTGCCTTACGTTGTCACGATCGACTACGACACCGACAAGGTCGTAAGTGTCCGCCGGAACTGGCGACAGGAAGATGAGAAGAAGCTGCGCCGTGACTGGTTTGTCAGCTACAAGTTCCTTCCCGGTCTTGGCTTCTATGGCTTTGGCCTCTACCACATCATCGGCGGTCTCGGAAAAGCTGCGACTGGGGCTTTGCGTGCCCTTCTTGATTCGGCTGCATTCTCCAACATGCAGGGCGGCTTCAAGCTCAAGGGCCGTGTCAGCGGCGGCGAGATCGATGTAAGCCCCGGTGAGTTCGTTGACCTCGAGGCGACAGTCGACGATGTCAAGAAGGCGATCATGCCGTTGCCGTTTAAGGAGCCATCGGCGGTTCTTTTCCAGCTGCTCGGATATGTCGTTGACATTGGCCAGCGGTTCGCCAGCACGGCAGACTTGAATGTCGGCGACGTAAATCCCAATGCCCCTGTCGGCTCGACGATTGCCCTGATTGAGCAAGGCAGCAAGTCATTCTCTGCGATACACAAGAGGCTCCACAACTCGCAAGGGCAAGAGTTTAAGCTGCTTGCCCAGCTGAACGCTGAGAACCTCCCAGAGAGTTTTGACTTTGCGATTGCAGGATCGAGCAACAAAGTTTACGCCGCTGACTTTGACGAGCGCATCGATGTCGTCCCGGTCAGCGACCCCAACATCTTTTCTACTGCCCAGCGCATTGCCCAGGCGCAGGCCATCCTCGAGATGGCGAGGTCCGCCCCAGAGCTTCACGACATGTACGAAGCCTACAAGCGGATGTACGAGGCGATCCGCATTCAGAACATTGACGAGATTTTGAAGGAGCCAGCGGAGGCTCCTCGCATCGACCCGATCGACGAGAACATGAGTGTCCTCTACGGCAAGCCGATCAGGGCGTTCCCGGAGCAGGACCACGAATCGCACATCGCCGTCCACATTCAGTTCCTGTCTGACCCCTCGCTGGGTGGCAATCCCGGAGCCGCAACATTGCAGCCAATTCTCATTGCTCACGTTGCGGAGCACATCGCGCTTCTTTATCGCACGCGAATGCAAGCCAGCATCGGAGTTCCGTTGCCTGATTTGCCGGATGTTCGTGACGGCAACTTTAAGTTTGAGGACATCGACCCGAACCTCGACATGCTGATTAGCCAGCGCGCCGCGCAGGTTGTCCAGCAGTCTCCCCAGATGGAAGCGATCCGCGCACTCCAGCCTCAGCAGCAAGGCCAGCAGCAAGGGCCACTCGAGTATGCCCAACAGCTCGCGCAACTTGAGGCAGAGGCCCTCAGGGCAAGGACGACTGCTGACATTGAGGGCAAG